GACTTGGCCGATATCGACCCTGATGCTGTCGTCGGCAAGCTGATGCGTGTGTGGGGCTGGTTCGACCAGCAAACAGAGAACGGTAACGCTCCGAGCGTTAGCAAAAAGTTACTTGATCGTCTCGTCGGCGTTATCGGTTTCTGCGAACACATGAAATCTGTTGCTTGGATGATCGAGGTCGATGGCGTTATCAGCCTCCCGCATTTCGACCGCCACAACGGCAAGACGGCTAAAAACAGGCTTCTCACGGCAAAAAGGGTCGCAAACCACAAGGCGAGTAACGCAAAAGGTAACGCTTCGAACGTTAGTGGTGCGTTACCTAAAGAAGAGAAGAGAAGAGAAGATCCAAACCCTCTCTCTGCGCGGGAGCCTGTCGACCCTCGCATGCCAAGCGAGATGACCCTCGACTGGGCGCCGGACGAAACTCTCCTGACCACCTACGCCTTTCACCGCGGGCTGGCGCTCGACCTGTTCACCGAGGAAGTTCGTGTGGCCTTCACTGCTCATTACGAACCCCAGCACCAGGTCAATACCCAGGCAGAGTGGGTAAGCATGCTGGTCAAGTGGGTGAACAACGACAAGGTTCGCGCAGCCGCAAACAACGTCACCCCTATCCGACAGAAGCCGCCGGCCGCATCCGATTTTGATGACGACAGCACCGACTGGCAGAACGGGGTGCAATCGTGATGAAGCAAGTATCCGCCGTTACCCAGGGCCTTTGGGCCAACCCCGCAGCCGGTGAGTTCATCCCGAAAGATGAGATCCAGGCGCCCCAGGACGAAGGCCGACGCCAGATGGCGGTCGCTATCAACGATCTGTTCACTGAGCTTCGTCTCATTCGCTCAGCATGGCGCCAAGCCTGGCCGGACAAGGAGACCTACCGCGCCGCCAAGGTCCAGTGGATGCAAGCGTTCCTCGACGAAGGCATCCGCACCCAGGGGCAGATCGAATTCGGAATGATCAAGGCGCGCAAGCAGGTGTCCGACTTCATCCCGAGCCCGGGACAGTTCATTGAATGGTGCAAACCAACCCCGGAAATGCTCGGACTTCCTCCTCTGGCAACTGCTCACCGTGAAGCCGTGCGAAACGCCCATCCGGGCATGGCAGGGCAGGGCAAGTGGTCGCACGATGCTGTCTGGCACACAGCCAAAGAATGCGGTTTCGAGAGCCTGAACAAGCTCGACGCTGCGCTCAGTCTGAAGCTGTTCGACCGGAACTACACGATCACAATTCGGCGCCTGCTCGACGGGCTACCCCTTCAGTCGATGCCCAAGGCGCTGCCGGCCAAGGTCGATGGCCGAATCACTCCCGAAGTCGGCAAGGGAGCTATCGCCGAACTGCGCGCCCGGCTAGCAGGTGGTTCCAGATGAGCAAGCTCACCAGTGCCGCCCGAGATCGCGAGTGCCAGGTCCGATTCCCTGGTTGCTCTTGCGAGCCATCCACCACCGTCCTGGCGCACTACCGCCTGGCTGGCACCTGCGGAATGGGTATGAAGCCCAACGACTTCCAGGCTGCGTGGGCCTGCGGTTACTGCCACGACATCGCCGACGGGCGCCTTCGGGCCCCAGTGCAACTGACTCGAGACGAAGTTCGTCTCTACCACGCCGAGGGCGTCATGCGAACCCAGGCCATTTTGATCAAAGAAGGGAAGGTGAGCGCTTGAGCACCCAAATCAAAACCCTGACGGTGAAGCTGTCGGATGCCGAGATCGCCCGCAATGCCAAACTTGAGCATGTGCGTGATCTGCGCGATGCCAGTCACCCGGCGCTGCACTTTCGTTTCGCCAAGAACCGTGCGCGCGGTTCCTGGTACTTGCTCAACAAGCGCCAGTGGCACCGTATTGGCGCCTTTCCTGACCTGAACGCCAAGCAGGTGATCGCGGCTTTGCCGGCGGTGCGCCTGCGCGTGGCGGCTGATGGCGCGGCCAGCGTGTCGGGCTGGTTGACCGTGGGCGAGCTGCTTGATTGGTTCGGTGACCGCATGGCCAGGTCGCGGGCACTGTCCGACAAGCGCCGCGCGGCCATCAAGTCCGCGATCGGTTGCCAACTCAAACCGCGCCTGGACGATCTGCTGCTTCGGGATGTGAATGCGCAGAGCCTGGACAAGCTGCTGATGTGGCCGGCCCAGGCTGAGCTGTCGCTGTCGTATGTCCAGCAGTTGTACCGGCTGCTCGCCATGGCCTTTCGTCAGGCGCGCAAGCTCGATCTGATACCCATCAACCCCATGGCCGAGCTGAAGTTCAGCAACTTCACATCGGCGCGAATCCAGCCCAAGCCCGCCCGACTGCGCGATGTGCAGGTGCCTGAGTTGGTGACGCTGCTGGCCGAGCGTTTCGAGCGTGCGCCAGGTGACGCGATGCTGGCCTTGATGATGCTGTGCCACGGCACCCGCATCGGTGAGACCCGCCAGTCGCGCTGGGCGGATATCACGCTGCCGGAGCGCGAGTGGTTCCTGCCGGCCGAACACACGAAGACCAAGACCGAGCTGCGGGTGCCGCTGACCGACCAAGTCGTCGCACTGCTGCGCCGCTACCGTGACCGCCAGACCGCCCAAGGGTATGCAGGAGCCTTCCTGTTCCCGTCACGCCGTGGCAAGCCGCTGAGCGACAACCAGGCGAGCGCCGTCTTCACTCGGTTGGGGCAGGGCGCCTGGACCAGTCACGACCTGCGCAAGGTGGCCCGTACCGCCTGGACTGACCTTGGCGTCGACGGCCACATCGGTGAGATGCTGCTCAACCACTCGTTGGGCAAGATCGCTTCCACCTACATCAACACCCAGGCCAAAGAGCAGCGCCGCCTGGCCTTGGTGAAGTGGCACAACTGGTTAGATGAGCGCGGCTTCAAGGCGATTCACGCGCAGACAGGCGTTAGATATGAAGATTCGCAAAACCTCGTAGACGCCTTGAACGGCGGGTTCTGCGAGCCAGAACCACAATTTGTTAAGGGCGAGGTATTAAAACGTGCAGAAACGACAGGGGCCTGGCTTTAAGCGGGAGCGGATCGAGCTTGAACCCTGCTCGATCTGCAAGGGTAGGGCGGTAGTAGCGGGGGTGTTTTATGAGCTGGTTTGCACGGATTGCAACGGCTCAGGTTGGGTTGTTCTTGGGACCAAGTTGGTGCTTTCTACCGACGAGCTAGTCACCCAATTGAGTTTCAAATTGCAGCAGGCACTGCGTGAGGTTTTGGCGTTAAAGACTTCTCCAGTACCGACAGGGCCACAGAGCCAGTACGAGCAACCAAACCGCCTGGGAGCAGGCGGAACAAATTACACAGGGGATTGAGGCATGGCCTTCACACCGAGCTTTAAAGAACGTACCGCCGAGGATCTGCTGGAGCACTGGGGCCGCTGGGTTGTCCTGGGCTCTGGTGTGTCGTGCTGCGCCTCCCGCGATAACACTATCCTGTCGCCGATGATCACCGATGACGACGCGCTGCTGATCGATGGGCTGATGGGCCGCCTGATCAAACGCTACCCGGAGTGCGGCAAAGTACTGATGAAGTACTACACCAGTCGCGATACTTCGCTGATGGAGGTCGGCAAGAAAATGAAGTTCGGCGAAGAGAAGACGCGCGGACTCTGGAAGTCTGGTATTGCCTGGATTGACGGGGCTTTAGATATTCGTCGTCAGGCGGCTTGAATTTATCTATAGGTTATGAATGCGCCGCCGCAGCAGCATCACTGCTCGGCGCTTGGCAGTCAGGTTGTTAAAGGGCTTGCTTGGTATCAAGCATCAGTTTTTTTACTGTTTCGAAGTCTTCGCTTGTGAAGTGCAGTGCCACACCAAAATCAAGTTCTACGGTTGCAGTTCCGCTAGTGATCGCCTTGGCAAAAAAAGCTTTTCCTTTCTGTGTTTCAGGAGAAAGGATGCTACTTCCATTTATGCACGCCTGAAGAAACTTCACATTTGTACCGTTTATTTTGTAGGGCCCCGCCGCGGAAGGCGCGCTAGTTTCGGTTGCTCCGCAGCTCGATCCAGATACGTCAACCAGATTCACATTTATTGCATCGCCATTAAGGTTGGCGAGGGCGAAGATCTTCTTATCTTCCGCTGGAGCAAGAGTATAGGCAGTAGGTGTGAACTGTTTCCATTCACCTGCTTGAGCAGAAATGCAGAGCAAGGATGTAATGGCGAAGACAAGTTGGTTACGCATTAAAAACTCCATTTCTAAAGTAATCGCTTTGCGTCGAGCTATTGGTGGCGAACCACTCGATCTGATGGCCGCTTAATATTACACCCAGCGGGCCCTATTCGGTTGCGCATAGGAGTTTGATATGAATGATTTGACATCCCCGGTCTCTACCTATAGATTTCAGTTACTTTGCGGTTTTTCCGCGTGCAAAGCCCGACCCTAGAGTTGGGCTTTTTGCTTTCTACAGTTCATCGAGCCTCGGCATTTGCCGGGGCTTTTTCGTTTTCGGCTCCACCACACCCATCGCTCCGAGCTGGGAGTGCTGCTGGAGCCGAATCTATTCACTCCCCGAAAGGGAGGAACCTGAGATGCCGAACATGCCAGACAAACCAGACACATGGGCGATAGCGCTTGCGTGGTTTAGCCAGCATTCGCCAATCCTCTATGCGGCTGCGCTGTCCTGCGCTATGGCCGTCCTGCGTATCACCTATGGCGGCGGCACGCGGCGCCAGATGCTGGTGGAGGGCGCGATCTGTGGCGGCCTTACCTTGACGATTATCAGCGGCCTAGATTTTTTCGGCCTGCCACAGAGCATGGCCACCTTCGCAGGTGGCTGGGTTGGCTTCCTGGGTGTGGAGAAGATCAGGTCGATTGCTGACAGGGTGACTGACTTCAAGCTGCCCAGTCGCAAGGTCGATTAACCCGCGCCACGTTTTCGAATGCGCCAAGTCGTAGCGCGAACACGTAACCGGCTAAATCATTCGAAAGGTGTCCGTATGTTCAAGATCGATTTAGGGTTGGATTCTGCCCCGGTCACTGCGGGCATGCTGGAGCTGGAGAAAAAGCACCTTCCTTTCGTGGCGGCCCTGACCGCGACCCGGCTGGCCCAGCGGGTCAAGGAAGGCACCATTACGGTGATGCGGAAGCGCCTGGATCGGCCAACCCCGACCACGCTGAATAGCCTGTTTGTGAAGATGGCCACCAAACAGCGTGCCGCTGAAGTCTATTTCAAAGACTCGTGGGCATCTGGCGTTCCTGCCGACACTTACCTGCAGCAGGCGGTAAGCGGTGGGATGCGGCCCTATAAGCGTTTCGAGAAGTCGCTGATAGCGCGGGGCATCATGCGCAGCGGCCAATACGCGGTGCCTACCACGGCTTTCATGAATCAGTACGGCAACGTGTCACGCGGCACGATGCTGAAGATCCTTTCTGGCCTGGGGGCTGCTGAGTCAGCGCGGGGCTATCAGGCCAATGCCAGTGGCAGCGTCCGAAGCCGCCGCAAGGGCAACGCCCATCGCTTCTTTTCTGGCGAGGTCGACGGTACGCAAGGTGTGTGGGAGCGCAAGTCGATGGGCATGGGGGATGCAGTGCGGCCGGTATTCATCTTCGCTGACTCGGCCCCGCGATATCGCACCATCTTCCCGTTCTTCAAGATCGCCGAGAACATCGTGAAGGCCAATCGAGAGGAAGAGTTCGCCGCCGCTTGGGCCCAGGCACTGGGCAGTGCGCGGTGATGCATGTCATTCGGTCGAAAAGGTGAAAAAGTGGCTTTTTCGTTGCTTTTCTCACCTTTTTTGCTTGACAGGCCAGCCGGGGGCAAAAACCAAAAGGTACTCCCGGACCCCACCCCCTAAGGGGGTAATTCGGGCCCCGCCTTATCGCTATGTATGACCCTTTTCCAGAGGTTGGTTGTTGTTATGTCTTCCAAGATCACCACGATCACGCGGCAGCCTGGCTGGCTGAACAAGAAGAACATGGCCGACAGCCTCGGAATTTCGGTGCAGGCCTTTGATAAATGGGATGTCGCGGCAGTCGCGAAGATCGGCCGCGAATCGTTTTATGACGTCCGTTCGGTGCTGGATAACCGCCTTCAGCACCAGAACGGTAAGCAACAACCCGACGGCGAAGAGCGTGACCCGCACATTGCTTACAAAATTGACTGCGAGCGGCTGCGGCTGACCAAAGAGCAGGCCGACGCCCAGGCACGCAAAAACCGCATCGGCGACAAGGAACTGGCCCCCGTCGCTTTCATGACTTTCGCGCTATCCAAACTCTCGGCGCAGTTGGCCGCAACCCTTAACACCATTCCAAAGCTGGTAAAGCGTAAGCACCCCGATATTGCCGTGCGTCACCTTGACGCCGTCGAAAACGAAATTGCCGTTACGCGTAACGCCGCTATCGGATTGGCAGACCGCGTGCCGGAGCTTTTGGATGAGTACATCGCCACCTTGGATGAGGTCACTGGTTGACGCTGTCCGGCGTGGGCTGAAAAGCCTGCACAAAGACGCGCCTATGACGGCGGTTGAATGGGCAGATGAATACTTCTACATGTCGTCGGAATCGTCCTACGGCGAAGGCAAATGGACGACCGAGTCCTTTCAAGTGCCCTTGCTCAACGCCATGGGCAACGACCTGATCGAAGAACTGAACCTGCTGAAGTCTGCACGGGTGGGCTACACCAAGATGTTGGTAGCGAACATCGCCTACAAGATCGAACACAAAAAGCGCAGCGTCTGCATGTGGAGCCCGACCGACGACGACGCCAAAGACATTATGAAAAAACACGTCGACCCGATGATTCGCGACGTGCCGGTGATCAAGGCGCTGGCGCCCTGGTGCGGAAAGAAGCACGGCGACAACACGCAGGAATCCAAGGTCTTCGAAAACCGCAAGGTTCTGTGGTGGTTGGGCGGGACCGCCGGCGGTAACTACCGCGAGAAAAGCCCTGATGAGGTCGGTTACGACGAGTTGTCGAACTTCGATGAGGACATTGACGGCGAGGGTTCGCCGACGTTCCTGGGTGATAAGCGCCTTGAGGGTGCTACCTACCCGAAGTCTATTCGCGGTTCCACGCCCAAGTTGGCGGGCACCTGCCAGATCACCCGGGCGGCCGAGGAGTCGGCTTACCTGATGCGCTTTCACATCCGCTGCCCGCATTGCCGTACTGAACAGACGTTGAAGTGGGGCGGCCCGGACGAACCGTTTGGCATCAAGTGGCTGAAGGATGATCGAAACGAGGTCGTCAAGGCTTGGTATCTGTGCGAGTCCGGTCACGGCTGCACGTTCGAACATCACGAGATGATTGAGGCGTCCCGGGCGGGCCGGTATATCTGTGAGAAAACAGGCATCTGGACGTGTGACAGCATCGAGTGGTTCGAAGCGGACGATACGCCGATGCGCACGCCGCGCCGGCTCACGTTCCATATCTGGACGGTGTATTCCACGTTCACCACCTGGGTAAAAATCGCCGACGAGCGCGTCAAGGCCGGTAAGGATCGGGGCAAGCTCAAGACCTTTACCAACACCACGTTGGGCGAGACGTGGGAAGAAGATCAGACCGAGAAAGTCGATTGGGAGCTGTTGCACGGCCGGCGTGAGGTCTACGCCGCCCAGGTGCCTCCGCGCGTTGTCGTGCTGACCGGTTCGATTGACACCCAAGACGACCGTTACGAGTTGCGGGTGTGGGGTTGGGGGGCCGGCGAAGAGTCGTGGCTGATCTATCGCAAGATTCTGTACGGCGATCCTTCCAGCGCGGTGCTCAAGCGCAAGGTGGGGCTTGAGTTGCACCGCATGTTCACCCGTGCTGACGGTGCGGTGATGCGGGTCGAGCGTTGGTGCTGGGACTCCGGCGGCCACCACTCGGACGCGGTCCGGGCTGAAAGCCGCAAGCATGGCGTGCATTGGGTGATCCCGATTTTCGGGGCCAGCACCTACGGCAAGCCGATTGCGAGCTTCCCGCGGCGCAAGGAAAAGAAGTCCAAAACCTACCTGACGGAAATCGGCACCGACAACGCCAAAGAGGTGATCTACAACCGGCTCAAGTTGCAGCCGGATGGCGATCGGCCGGTGCCGGGACTGGTGCATTTCCCTGCCGATGACCAGATCTGCGACGGCGACGAGCTGAAGCAGCTCACCAGTGAAACCAAAAAATGGATCATGGCCCGCGGGCGCCGTGTGCTTCGCTGGGATGCCAGCAAGAAGCGCAACGAGGCGCTCGACTGCTTTGTGTACGCCTTGGCGGCACTGCGGATCTGTCAGGAGAAGTTCGGCCTCGATCTTGATCTTCTGGCCAGCCAGAACCCGGCAACGGGCGCATGGGAAGTGTCCGACGAATCAGACGAGCCGGACGATACCGAAGACGGCACCGAGCCAGAACACCCCATCGTCGAGCCGCCGCCAGAACCGGCACCGGCGTCGATCCCATGTCAACCAGACCACCAGCCTGCCGCCGGCGGCTGGATTGAAACAGGAGCGAACGCATGGCTCTGACAGCTCAGGAAATGCTTGATAAGTACCTGCAGGCCGAAGCGGACGTGCTGGCCGGCAAAGACGTGCAGTTCAACGGCCGCAGGGTCGTTATGTCCGACTTGCCGGCCATCCGCACCGGGCGGCTGGAATGGGAGCGGCGTGTGGCCGTGGCGCAGCGTGGGGGGCGTCCGGGTTATTCCCTGGCGACCTTCGGTTGAACCTGCTGGATAAAGCCCTGGCGCCGCTCTTTCCCTGCATGGTGGCCGAGCGCTTGCGCGCCCGGAACGTGATCATGGCCTTTGAGGCGGCCACGGTGACCCGCACGCACAAGGCCAAGAAACAGCCGCGCAGCGCCGACGGCTCGCTGAATCGCACGCTGAAATCGTTGCGTGAGCAGTGCCGCAAGCTGGACGAGGATCACGACATTGTCACCGGGTTGTTCGATCGCCTGGAGGAACGCGTGGTGGGCGGCCCCGGCATTGCCGTGGAGCCGATCCCATTGGGTTACGACGGCAATGTGCATGTCGATTTTGCCGCCGCGATCAAAGCCTTGTGGGGGGAATGGTCGCTCACGCCGGAGTCGTCTGGGGAGCTGAGCCGGCCGCAGATGGAACGCTTGGTCTGTCGCACCTGGCTGCGCGATGGCGAGACCTTGGCGCAGAAGCTGATCGGCAAGGTGCCGGGCTACGAGCATTTGCACGGTGTGCCCTTCGCCCTGGAGCTGCTGGAGCCGGATTACCTGCCCATTGAGTACACCGATTTATCCAAGGGCATCGTCCAGGGCGTCGAGCGCAACGCGTGGCGCCGGGTGCGGGCTTATCACCTGCTGAAGACCCACCCCGGGGATCTGGGCGGCAATTTGGCGCAGAAGACCAAGCGGGTGCCGGTCGAACAGATGATTCACATCGCGCACCGCAAGCGTATTGGTCAGAACCGTGGCCAGCCGCTGCTGCACGCGGTGCTGATCCGTTTGGCGGACATCAAGGACTACGAGGAAAGCGAGCGGGTCGCGGCGCGCATCAGCGCAGCGTTGGCCATGTACATCAAAAAGGGCTTGCCTGACGACTTCGTCCCGCCGACTGCGGGTGAGGCTCGCCCAGAGCGAACCTTCCCGATCGCGCCGGGCATCGTGATCGACACGCTGTTGCCCGGTGAAGACATCGGGATGATTGAAAGCAATCGACCGAATCCGTTCCTTGAGGGATTCCGCAATGGCCAGCTCAAGGCGGTCGCGGCAGGCTCGCGCAGTACCTATTCCAGTGTGGCGCGCAGCTACGACGGCACCTATTCGGCCCAGCGTCAGGAATTGGTCGAGGGGCAGCTGGGCTATGACCTGCTGCAGCACGAATTCATCGACTACTGGTGCCGTCCCGTTTATCGCGAATGGCTGCGCATCGCGATCATGAGCGGCCAATTGGTCGTGCCGGCGGACGTCGACCCGCGATCGATCTACGGGGCGTTTTATCAAGGGCCGGTGATGCCATGGATCAATCCGGTGCATGAGGCCACGGCCTGGAAGCTGCTGGTCGAGGCCGGTTTTGCCGATGAGGCCGAAGTGGCTCGGTCGCGGCAGCGCAACCCTTCAGAACTCAAGGCGTCGCGTCTGGCGGAAGTCGCCGCGAACCGCAAGGACGGGCTGGTCTTCAGCTCTGACTACTACCACCAAATCTACGGGAAGAATCAGCCCAATGATGACGAAAAACAACGGACCGCTGATGCGGCCACAGGGGTCGGCCCCAAGGACGAATGAGCCAGATGGCGGGCAGAGCTGGTATCAGTTACGCGCTGCGGCTCGGGGCGTGGTTGACCTGATGTTGTACGGCGATATCGGCGCCTGGGGGATTTCGGCCAATCAGTTCGCCCGGGATCTGAAAGCCCTGGGTGACGTGTCACAAATCAACCTGCACGTTCATTCGCCGGGTGGCGACGTGTTCGAAGGCATGGCCATGTACAACCTGCTCAAGAACCACCCAGCACGGGTGGAGGGCACCGTAGACGGTCTGGCGGCGTCCATGGGCAGCGTGGTGCTGATGGCCTCGGACGTGATCCGCATCCCGGCCAACGCCATGATCATGGTGCACAAGCCCTGGGGCATTCAGGGTGGTGACGCCGATGAAATGCGCCGCTATGCCGACTTGCTGGACAAGGTCGAGGACTCGCTGGTGGCGGCCTACACCAGCAAGACCGGCAAAACGGTCAACGAGGTCAAGGCTTTGTTGGCCGCTGAAACATGGATGACCGGCGCCGAGGCGGTCGAGCTGGGTTTCGCCGATGCACTGGTGGATGCCCTGGAAACCTTCGCCAAACTCAATTCACAACGCATGCAGGACTTCAATAAAATGCCCGAGACCTTCAAAAACCTGTTCGACCCGCGCGGCTCGGTAAACCCACCGGTCAATCCTGCGCCCGTTGTCCCGGCGCCGACTGCGCTGAACGCCGAGCAAATCATGGCCCAGGGCGTGGCGGCCGAAGCCGCACGCCGTACCGCCATCAGTGGCGCCTTTGCCCTGTTTGCCGGGCATGAGGCGTTGCGCGATACCTGCCTGGGCGACACGGCGTGCTCGCTGGAACAAGCCAACGCCAAGCTGCTGGCGGCGATCGGCGCGAAGACCACCCCGACCGGCAACCTGGGTCACCCGGGCCATGTCAGCAACGGCAATTTGGTGGGCGATTCGGTGCAGGCCTCGTTGTTGGGCCGCCTTGGCATCGAAGACAACCAAGCGGACAACGCTTACAACCACATGACCCTGCGGGAGTTGGCCCGCGCGTCGCTGGCCGATCGCGGTATTGGCGTGGCGACCCTGCGCCCGATGGACATGGTCGGTCTGGCTTTTACCCATGACTCCAGCGACTTCGGCAACATCCTGCTGGATGCCTCGCACCGTTCGTTGTTGGCGGGCTGGGAGGATGCCGAGGAAACCTATCACCTGTGGACGCGCCAAGGCCGCTTGAGCGATTTCAAGGTGGCCAACCGCGTCGGTCTAGGTGCAATGTCGACGCTGCGTGAAGTGCGCCCAGGCGCTGAATACAAGTACATCACCCTCGGCGACACCGGCGAGACGATTCGCTTGGCCACTTACGGCGAGATCTTCAGCATTAACCGTCAAGCCATTATCAACGATGACCTCGACGCCCTGAGTGCGATTCCGCGGCTGATGGGGGCGGCGGCTCGCGCAACCATTGGTGATCTGGTGTACGACACTCTGATCAATAACGGCAAGATGAAGGACGGCAAGCCGCTGTTCGACACCTCGCGCAAGAACCTGTTCACCGGTGCCGGCTCGGCGCTGTCGATCGCGGCAATGAGTGCGGCCAAAACCGCCATGGCGCTGCAGAAGGGCAAGCCGGCCAAGGAGGGCGAAAAGACCCGCACGCTGAACGTGCGCCCTGCGTTCCTGCTGTGCCCGGTCGCGCTGGAAGACCAAGCCAATCAGTTGATTCGCTCGACGTCGGTGCCGACCGCCCAGGTCAACGCCGGCGTGGTCAACCCGATTCAGAACTTCGCCCAGGTGATCGGCGAACCGCGTCTGGACGACAATTCGTCGACGTCGTGGTATTTGGCTGCGAAGCAAAGTAGCGACACGATCGAAGTGGCCTATCTCGACGGTGTTGATGTTCCGTACATCGACCAGAAGGAAGGCTTCACCAGCGACGGCATCGCGACCAAGGTTCGCATCGACGCCGGTGTTTCTGCGCTTGATGCGCGCGGCCTGAACAAGTCCGCCGGCGCCTAACGCGTCGCCCATCCCATGACCCCGCCCAGTGCGGGGTTTGTTGTTTCTGAAGAGGGAAAAAGTCTATGTCCACCAACTATGTAAGCAATGGCGAAACCGTCACCTTGCCGGCCCCCACCGGCGGCTCTGTCGCGGGTGTGCCCCAGGTGATCAATGATCTGGCCGTGATGCCGCTGCAGGGCGGCCCCAAGGGCACGGTGATCGTCTACCGCACCGGCGGCAACTGGAGCGTGCCGGCCGATGCCGCGCTGAAGGCAGGCATGAAAGCCAGCGTCAAGGCGGGCGCCCTGGTCGCGTCGGGTACGGCGGACTCGGCCCCTTACGGCAAGCTGTTGACCGATTCGGTCGGCGGTTATGCCGAAGTGCTGATCGTTCAGTAGTGGCCGGTGCCCGTTTCAGAGACGTGGCCGACCGCGTGGACGCGTTACTGGTGAGTCGTTTGGGCGATCCGGTCACCCTCGCAGACGGGCGCGACATATCAGGGGCCTTTACCTCCCCCTTTGTCGGCGCAGAGATTGGCGGCGGCAAGAGCGGCGCCGCACGCCTGGGCGGGGCAATCAATGCCGACGAGGTATTAGAACCCACCCTGACCATGCGAATGGTTGACGTGCAAGGCGTCAAAAAGGGCGACTTTCTTACCATTGAGCTACCGCCCTTGCTGGGTGGTGGCCGCTACAAGGTCGTGCGTTTGAAGCCTGACGGCTCTGGCATGGTCGACCTTGTGCTGAGCGTGCCCAATGAGCGAACTGACGACATTACATGAAGCGATCACTCGCATTATCAGCGAGCGCATGCCCCGCGTGCTGCACGTCGAGCAGTTTCCGGAGCTGGATGCCGAGGTGAAGACTCCGGCGTTGCTGTACGGCATCACTGATATGACCCTTGGTACTGACCGGGGGGAGGGCAAGACGGCGCTCATTGGCCGCTTTCAGTCCTGTATTTTGATCGAGGCTGACCGGCCTAAGGCATCGCTACAGGCGGCTATTCTTGCGGCCCAAATGACGACAGTGCTTAAGAATCAGTTTTGGGATTTGGATTTTGTCACCGGCCCGCCGGAGCAGGTCCACGCCCAGCCTGAAGCCCCGACTGCGGAGCTTGAGCAGTTCGTCATGTGGTCGGTGCAGTGGATCCAGCCTTTCGAGGTCGGGGAATTGGAGTGGCCTTGGCCCGATGAGTCGCCTGGCTCGCTGATGTTCGGGTTCAACGATGACACAAAAGGCCAGTTTTTCCCGCCCGAGGAACTGACGTGAGCTACGCAAGTGCGGAGCATGACCGCATGATCGCCGCCATGCTGATGCCTTGTGTGGTGGTCGGTGTGGATCTGGCGGCGCCGGCGGTGCGTGTCAGCAATGGCGAGTGGACGAGCGCCTGGGTGCGCTGGCATAGCCTGGCGGCCGGTAAGGCGCGGCACTGGCGCGCACCCAGCCTGGGCGAGCAGGGGGTGTTGTTCAATCCCAGCGGCCAGGCGGGTATGGGCACGTTTATCCCCGGGTTATACGGCAATGCCGGTGGCCCGCCGGATAACCGCGATCATGTCGAAGTCTGGCGTTTTGATGATGGCGGCTCCCTGGTTTACGACTGGCAGGCCAAGACCTACACCATCACCCTACCAACCGGTACCGTCACTATCAAAGTGAGCAGCACGGTTGTGACCGTTACGGATAACGCGGTGAATGCCACGGTGGGCGGTACCGAGTTCGATCTGGCGCCCGGTTGGGCGGCGATTAAATCGCCTCAGATAGCGTTGATCGGCGCGGTGGAAATCGACGGCCCGTTACACGTAACGCAAAGCATCACCGGCGCCGCTGACATCCTGGCGGCCGGTAACAGCGACAACCACCACAAGCACTAACCCAATTCATCTACAGCCCGCCGCGTGCGGGCTTTTTCATGCCCGGAGAAATCATGGCCAAGACCATCGAGAAGCCCGCAACCGAAGAACAAACCACTGTCGCGCCGGCGTCTTTGACGTTCCGCGATCTGGTCTACACGTCGCGCACGCTGGTTGTGCCTGGTACCGATCGTACTTACCCGGTTGCCAAGCATCTGGTGGTGGTGCCTGAGTCGGATAAAGAGGCGGTGGCCTTCCTGAAGGCTAGCAGCGAATACGCCGCCCAGGAGGGCTAAGCCAGATGATCGGAATGGATCGCCACACCGGGCAACCCATATCCGGCATCGAGCATTTGCGACAGTCCATTGCCGACATCTTGAGTACGCCTCTGGGCAGTCGCCGGCAGCGGCCCGATTACGGCAGCAAGCTACGCCTGTTCGTTGACTTGCCAATCAATGCTGGCTGGAAAAGCGCGGTTCAGGCCGAAGCGGCCCGTGCCCTCGGCCTTCATGAGCCGCGCCTGAAACTTGAGCGTGTGACGGCGCTGTCGCTGCTGGATGGGAAAATAAACATGCTCGTTGCCGGCGAGTACTTGGGCGACAGCTTTGTCTTGGAGGTAAGCGTATGAGCATCGTGGATTTGTCCGCCTTGCCGGCGCCGGAGGTGCTTGAGCCACTGGACTTTGAAGAGGTCTACGACGAAGGACTGTCAGCGTTTCGCGACTACATGGGCGACAACTGGAACGCCGCGCTCGAAAGCGATCCTGTTACCAAAGTGCTGGAGGTCGGGGCTTATAACAAGGTTGGTAACCGCGCCCGGGTTAACGATGCCTGCAAGGCACTGCTGTTGGCTCACGCCATCAAGGGCGACCTCGATCAGTTGGGCGCAAACGTGAACCTTCCGCGCCTGGTGATTCGGCCCGAGGATCTGCTAGCGGTCCCGCCGATGGCTGAAGTCCTTGAGGATGATGACCCGTATCGTGAACGCATCCAGTTGGCCTATGAGGGGCTGACCACAGCGGGCCCACGTAACAGCTACATCCTGCACGCGCGTAACGCTTCCGGCTTTGTGCTGGATGCCTCGGCAGAAAGTCCGGCGCCTGCGTGCGTTACCATAACGGTGCTGAGTACCGAAGGGGATGGGACGGCCACGCCGGAGTTGTTGGTCACGGTGGCTTTGGCCCTGAATGATGATGACGTTCGTCCGCTCGGTGACCGGGTAACGGTACAGGGCGCGCAGATTTTGCCCTATCGCATTGACGCCATTCTTCACATGAGCAGCGCCGGGCCAGAAGGGGACGCCAGTTTGGCCGAGGGGCTAAGCCGCTTGGCTGGCTGGATCAACCCTCGTAAGCGCCTGGGCGTTGAGGTGGCGCGCTCTGCCATTGACGCCCAGCTACACGTTGCAGGTGTTTCGCGGGTCGAGCTGCCCGGGTGGGTCGACCTGGCCCCTACTAAAGCCCAGGCCGCGTACTGCACTGGTTACAGCGTGAGGTTGGCGGATGAAAAGCCTACTGCCCAGCAATAGCACACAGCTAGAGCGGGCCATGGAGGCAGCTCTCTACGAGAAAACCATTGTTCCGTTGCGCACGCTCTACAACGCCGATACGTGTCCGGCCCATTTGCTGCTGCATCTGGCGTGGGCCTGGTCGGTCGACCGCTGGGATTATCGGTGGAGCGAGGCGACCAAGCGCGCAGCAATCAAAGCCTCGTACTACATCCATAAGCACAAAGGCACGATTGGCGCGCTGCGCCGTGTGGTCGAGCCGCTGGGCTATCTGATCGAGGTCATTGAGTGGTGGCAGACGGTGCCGGAGGGCGTGCCGGGAACTTTCGCGCTGAAGGTCGGCGTGCTGGATACCGGCATTACCGAGGAAATGTATCAGGAGCTGACCCGGCTCATTGATGACGCCAAACCTGTCACTCGTCAAATGACGGGCCTGGCGATCAGTCTGGAAACCAGTGGATACATCCATGTCGGCGCCTGTGTCGATGAGGGTGAAGTGATCGACGTTTACCCACCAACTCCCCGTGATATCGAGGTGATCGGCTCTTACGGACTGGTCATGTGCATTGATGAAATTGACACCCTGGACGTGTACCCATGATTGATCAGAACAGTCAGTTCTTCGCCATCCTCACGGCTGTGGGTGAGGCAAAACAGGCAAACGCAACGGCGCTTGGCCTTTCTTGGACGTTTGCGCAGATGGGCGTCGGTGACGCTAATGATACCGACCCCATCCCAAACCGCGCTCAGACGAAGCTGATTAATGAGTGGCGCCGGGCGCCGGTCAATCAGGTTCGCCCGGATTCGGCCAACCCAAACATCATTATTACAGAGCAGGTTATTCCGGCCGACGTGGGTGGTAAATGGATCCGAGAACTAGCTCTGTATGACGCAGACGGGGACATGGTGGCAGTAGCCAACTGCGCTCCGAGCTTCAAGCCTCTGTTGGTTCAGGGGACCGGGAAAACCCAAGTTATTCGGATGAACTTTATCGTCGCTAGTACCGCGAATATTGTTCTTAAAATAGACCCTGCTGTCGTTTTGGCCACGCGCTCTTACGTTGATAGCTCCATTGTAAATGTGCTGCCGGGCGGCCGGCGTGCGGGTAGTTACACAAAGGTGCAGATCAATGAGCGCGGAATTGTTGTTGATGGGTTGAATCCGTCCACATTAGAAGGTTATGGCATTACTGATGCCTATACAAAGTCTAGAGCTGACGAGCTTCTTGACCAAAGAGTTGCAGCGGATACGATTATTTCTGCTGGCTTTGTCTCAGGAGATATTAATAAGCCGTATTTTCGGGAAAGAAAGCCTGACGGAGGCGTTGGTGGAATTATTAACCTTGCTCTAGCAGCTCATGTGCATACCTTCGAAAGTTTGAAGGATAAGCCGTCCACAATGCAGGGTTATGGCATTACCGATGCCTACACCAAAGTTAAAGCTAACGAACTTCTTGAGCAAAGAGTCGCAGCGGATACGATTATTTCGGCTGGCTTTGTCTCCGGAGATATTAGTAAGCCGTATTTTCTGGAAAGAAAGCCTGACGGAGGCGTTGGTGGAATTATTAACCTTGCTCCGGCAGCTCATGTGCATACCTTCGAAAGTTTGAAGGATAAGCCTTCCACAATGCAGGGTTATGGTATTGCTGATGCCTACACCAAAGTTAAATCTGACGAGCTTCTTAATCAAAGAGTTGCGGCAGATGGTATTGTTGCTGCTGGTTTCGTAAGCGGAGATTTGAACTACCCATACTTTTTAAAATCTCCCAATTCAATTGTTCACTTAGCAAGAAGGACTCAGGTCGACGCTAAACCTGACGGCGACTGGGTTGATGCGGTAGGCCTGATAAGTAACGAACCATCGCTACCTTATATGCACCAAAAAGGCGGCGGTAACGTTCTTTTGGTGGCTCGCTCGGAGCTGCCTCGCAATACCTGTGCGAAAGGGATACCTGGTTGGTGGCGGTGCGCCGATACGGGTCTTTTGCGTCAGCGGGTATCTGTTTATTTGGGGGATGTTTCAACAGCTTGGGCTGGCTCTGTGGCCTTTCCAGTGGCTTTTGCTACTCAAGCAGATTCGGTAAAGATATCGGTGCTTCAAAATACAGGGTCTCCGGCAACGCTGTCGTGTTCTTATTCCGAGCTAACAACTAGCGGGTGCAAGTTGCGTGTAGATGAGTGGAGTACTGCCGTTCAATATGGGTTAACTCTTATTGTCGAAGCGGAGGGGTATTAGAATGGTTGTATATTTTCATGGGGCAAGTTGCGGATTTTATATTGAGGAAATACACGGACCGCGTTTGGTTTTGGTTTCGGACCCGCAATGGGAGCATCCAACAATTAGCATTCCTGACCCAAATTGGGTTCCGGAAGGCCTGGGGGATTTTGACCCCCCCCTTGTTGACGTGCTCGATCCGCAAGCCTGCCCTCCAAAGATTCTAGTGGCCAACCCTAAGTGTTCATTGCCGCCGGAGAATGAGCTAGTAGAGATCACCGAGGCTCAATACCTTGAGCTTTTAACGTTGCAATCCGAGGGGAAAGTTATTTGTAGTGGGGGCGATGGTCTTCCTCTTTCCGCTGATCGTCCGCCACCAAGCGCGGAAGAGGTTGCAAGGCGGGAGCGAGTTTGGCGCGATGCTCAGTTAGCCGCTACTGACCCCTTGGTCGTTCGTCACCGAGATGAAGTGGAGGCGGACAACGGCACGACTCTTTTAGATGAGCAATATAAAGCGCTACAGGTTTATCGCCTGAGTCTGCGGGACTACCCCGGGTTAGTGGATTTCCCAAACCAAGATCGTAGGCCTATCGCGCCTGAATGGCTTTCTGAAGCAGTCCAATAAAGGCCCGCACTGTCGGGGTATTTTCTTTTCCGTTACGCGCAACACGAACAACCTACGGCCTCGCTTATGCGGGGCTTTTTCGTTTCTGGAGATTGAGCCTTATGAGTTTCTTTCACGGCATCACCACTTCTCTGATCGACACCGGCGCGCGCACCATCTCGCTCCCGTCGTCCTCGATCATCGGCCTGTGCGACACCTTCACCCCGGGCATTCTTGGTGGCGGTAATGCCAAGGCCGGCGAGCTGAAGCTGATCACGTCCGAGCGTGAAGCCATTGCAGCGTTCGGGGCTGACTCGGCGATTACCCGCGCTTGTCAGGCGATCTATGTGCGGGCCAAGGCTGCAATCGTCGCCATTGGCGTTCCTAAGCTCGCTGACGCCGCGCTTCAAACGTCCGCCATCATTGGTGGCGTTCTGGCCGATGGGCAGCGCACGGGCCTTCAGGCGCTACTGGACGGCAAGAGCCGGCATAACGCCCAGCCCAAGCTGTTGATCGCCCCAGGGCACTCGGCCACGCAGGCGGTGGCCACCGCCATGGATGCGCTGGCCGGCAAGTTGCGCGCGCTTGCAATCATTGATGGCCCGAACACCACCGACGAGGCCGCTATGGCCTACGCGTTGAACTTCGGTAGTAGGCGCATTTTTCTGGTGGATCCGGGTGTGCAGTTTTGGAGCACCGTCGAAAGCGCAACCGTGGATGCCCCGGGATCGGCTTGGACTGCTGGCTTGTTTGCGTGGACTGATGCCGAGTACGGCTACTGGGCGTCGCCATCGAACAAAGAGTTCGTAGGCATCACCGGTACCACCCGGCCGGTGGAGTACTTGGACGGCGACGCAACGTGCCGGGCCAACCTGCTCAATAACGCGAACATCACCACGATCATCCGTGACGGCGGCTACCGCCTGTGGGGTAACCGCACTTGTTCGGCTGATGCCAAGTGGTCGTTCGTCACCCGTGTGCGTACCTGCGACATCCTCATGGATGCGATCCAGGCTGGCCACAAGTGGGCGGTAGACCGCTCGATCACGAAAACCTATGTGTCTGACGTGACTGAAGGGCTCCAATCCTTCATGCGCGATCAGAAGAACGCCGG